AACCACTTCCTCCAGCAAAAACAGTTAAAGTTTTTACATTTCCACCATTAGGTTCAACGTATAAACCAGGCTCTCCTGTTTCCAATGGGTTTCCTAGTTCTGTATAAGGGTTTCTATTACTAGTTATTTCTGATGAAAATAAAACTTTTAGCGAGTCTCCGTTAAAGCTTTTTGGGTCTAGCTTTTTATAAGGAGAATATATAGTAGAACTACCGTAGTCGTCTCCTCCAGCAGGTGTTAATGTTAATGTGTTTTCTGCTAAGATTACTCCAGACTGTCTTCCGTATCTATCGGATAAAACAACGCCTACTTGATAGTTTCTATTTTCTTTAACTGTTTGTTCCGGGTACTCTTCTAAAGCTCTACTGGTATCAGAAGAACTAGAAGGTAGTTTTTCCGAAACATTAACAGAATAATCTAGCCTAGCCGGAGCTGTATGCTTGTTAACATAATTACTATAAACTATTCTATTACCTATAATTTCTTGCCCAAGGGCTTTTACAGGCACTTTATCGTATACTCTAGTTGACTGGCTAGTTGGTAAAACCTTAGTAGGCTTTGTTGATTGATAATCGTAGTCTTGATACAGATTTGTACTCGTAAGCTCGTTTAATCTTACTTCGTCTACTACTTTTATTGCGTTTGAGTCCGATTCTTTGTAAAGGATTTCTATTTTAGAAACTTTAAGCTTATCATTCAACTCATTTGCTTGGTACTCTAATGGAATTATTAGCTTAATATTATTAACTTTATTTTCCATAAACTTAATAACGGTGCTTTTGTAAGCATCGTCTTCGTCGCTTTCGACTAACACAGGCGGATTTTCTGTGTTATATTTGTCTATAAAACTACCGTCTTGTTTAGGTATAAATGCGATTTGCGTAAACGGGGCCATTATAGAATACTCTCCGTCATCAAACTGGAATCTATAACTAAACCTTACAAATTTGTCATGTATAAAGTCAGCATCTCCAGGATAGTCAGCATTGTAATCCGGGTTATCAGTTGTTCTATCAGGCAATTTAACGCTTAAAACATCTTTCATAGTTGTTTTATACGTGCCTGATCCAGGAGAAGTTTCCTCAAACATTTCTATAGCTTTAAACGGAGCGTACTTTGCTACAGAAACGTGATCTTCTGTAGAATAATAAGTATTGTCGTTGAAAGCTGTTTGAACGTTTATTTTCCGAGGTTGATTTCTGTTGTCTGTCCAAAAAAGCAAATCCTCTAGTATGTTCACTCCGTAAATAGGATGCGTTTTTGAAAAGTTTAAAAACGAACCTTGGAGCAAAGTGGTTAGTGTTTTTGTTAGCGTGTTGTACACGTGTACTTTACAATCAGCTGTTTGCGGGGCAAATTCGCTAAAATTGTCATGGTCTGTTGTAAATAAGTATATAGAATCATTAGCTTCGTTTACAAAGTAACCTATAATAGTATCGTTAGTGGTTGCGCTAGCTAAAAGATTGTTACCAAGAATATTTTCCATAGCTCCTACATCATTTTGCTCGGAGTTGGAAACGGATATGTTTAAACCTTCTCTATATTCATTGCTAGGTATAAGTCTATCGTCTAAGTCCTGGTTCATTTTAGAGCCAAGAAAGCTATTTTTAACTTCTGCCATTCAATTAGTGTTTTATTTGTTTAGATTTACCCCTCATAACTTGGGTAATCTCTGAAAGTTTTATATTAGAAAGTCTAATTTTAGCATTTCTTAATTTAGCACTTTTATCTTGTTTTAATCTTCTTACTACATATTCCGGTTGATTTGCTCTTCCGGCAAGAATAGAGTAGCTTATATGAGCATACATAGCCTCTTCTGCCATTTTTGGAAGCTTTGTGTCCATGTCATAAGCTAACCCGTCCGACACGTATTCAAAAATAATAACTTTATTTACTAAATTTGCAGAAAAAGATATCTTACCCTCTCTCTCGTTTATAGTAAACCACCCGTTATTATTAGCGTGTTGCGGCTCTAGCCCATATCTTTGACCGTAAGCTCTTGAGTTTTCGTTGTCATAACCAGGGTAACCAGAAAAAGTATTACTTTCTAAAGAGTCTAAATTTTTTAAATCATTATTAGCCCATCTGCTTTCCGTAATAGAGTTAGTCGTTATGTTGTTATTGTATTGGTCTTGCTCTACTAACCCATTTGACCCTTGTTGCAGAGACTTGTAAGGGTTGCTAGTAAGCGTAGTCGGGTATATAATATGCTTGACACCGTCTAGTCCAACCCATGACATTTTAACATACTTTACGTAATCCTGTGGTATAACAATGCTAAGGCTATTTGGTATAGATAGTTCTTGCGAATTAATGCTTTTTAAAGTGTCGTAGCTAAACTCTTGTAACCCACGCTTGGCATGGAATATAACATCTGTTCTTTTAACGCTAGGTATTAATTTACCTACTCCTACGTACCCAACAATAAAATTATTAATAACGTCCTGAAGTTTTGTATAAGCGTACGATCCGTAATTTTCTTCTACAGCGTTTCCAATCGCACCCTGCACAGAAGGATTAGCTCCAAATTCGCCTCCGTCCGCTCTTTTTAATTGTACAACAACTACTTCTGTATTTAAAGGAGCAACACTAAACGTAATTTTATTTCCAGATACACTGTATCCGCTTAACACTTCTACGTATGTATTTTTTGCGCTTCCGTTAGTACCTTTGTATACTTTAAAATTATTTAAAAGGTATTTTTCACTTAAATCATAAAATATTAAATCTGTATCAAAGTTTGTTGTAAAAAATAAAGTTGTATCATCTCCTTCAAAGTCTTGGTAGCCTCTATAATATTGTGTATTATTTTCGCTAATCAATCCTGGATCTTGGTTGTAGTTGTTTGCGTTTCCGCTGGGAGGTGTTATAGCCATTTATCTTAGCTTTTTTCGTTAATATTAGTTTGTTGTACTTGACTAGTAGCTGCTTGCACTATATTAGGATCTCTAATAATAATACCCGCATATGCTAGTATTCTTAAAATTAACTCTACCTGCTCAGAATCATGAAGCCCAAAGTTTACGGAAGGATTAGTAGCTGAACCTACTGCATTGAATATAAACTGACCGAGTGAACCAACTGAGTAATTCCACTCAGGGCTAGTGGGTTTTGATATGTAATCTAAAAGTACATTTTGGGTAGTATTATTAGACTCTCCTAAAAAAGGATCTAATTGAATACTATTATTTTCTAGTAAATATACAGGGTAAGATAAGGTAGGTTTAGTAATAGGTGATTTTCTTAAGTTGTAGTATTCGTTTCTCGAAACTCTTTGCACCTCTATCTCATTCATAGTAACGGTACCTAACACGTGAAGGCCATCAGGAAACGTTGCTACTCCGTTTGCTTCCGGCGTAACGGAACTGCCGTAGATTTTAAATAATGATATTTTTTGGTCTAAATAAGCTACTCTGTCCGCATAATCCATATCGTTTTGCGGGACTCTAGTCAATTGATTAAGGTCTTCAAAGTATTTTTCAAATATTTCGAGCTGAACTTGAGTACCTACTTTATTAAACTCGTCAGGAGTCATGTAGCCACGTTGCTCTTTGTTAAGTATTAATAAAACTGTTTTATATACAGTGTCTACGCTTATTGCCATTTATTTTGTTTTAATGTAATATAAAGGGGACAAATTAATTATCCCCTTATATTTTATATTACGTGTTATTTAAGTTTTTTCTCTATTGACTTAAACACTTCTACTCCTTCATCCGTTTTAAAGAATGCAGCCATAGCTGAGTAAGGATTTTCATCAAAAGGAACTGTCATAAGCTTTCTACCATTAGAAGCCCATGAGAAAGTTCTTTGGTCCGAAGACAATGCAACTATTCCTAGCTCAACTGATTTTACAGCTAAGTTTCTTAATTCTACGTTTTCATCATTAGCTAGTTCTAAGAACAAGTAAGGATTGCTTCGAGCGAATAATAGTAAATCACGTTTAAGTTCTTTAGAACTCATATTAGATACCTTAGATCCTGTTTCTGTGCGCATAATCGCTTCTACTTGATCAATATCCATTGAAGACGCAGCATTTAAAGCGTCTATTTGCAATTCCAAAATATCAAGCTCATCTACCGCTTCTTCTACTGAGTCAAACTCAAAGTAAACCTTATCTCTTAAAGGGTGGTAAAGAGATAAAAGTTTTTGCAGGTTTTGTTTTGTTTTAGGAACAACAAGTGATCCGTTATCAAAAACAATATGCCCAACTGTAACTTCTCCTTTTTGCTCTTCAACCAGTGGAGAAGATTGGTTTGTACCGTACCTAAGCTCTTTTTGTGTACCTGTTTCTTCATCAAAATACAATAAAGAGTATTTTCTAGTATGTCTTGATGGAATTGTATGTGTTAATGGCGCGTTGCCATTTGATAGTATGTATGTCCGGTCTTTAATTTCCCACTTTGGTCCAGCGGGTTCTTGAACTAAAGGCTTGCTTACTACTACTGTTTTTTCTTCTTGTAATTCTACTTCTTTAGCTACGCTTTTTGTAGCTGCTTTTTTTACTGCCATAATATAATATAATTAAATAATTTAAAAAAGTAATAGTTACCCCCGTTAATGTAACAGGGGTAAAAATTACAGTAATGTACTCTTTATTAAACTGCTGCTCCTTTGAACAATACAAAGTTGTTAGCGCCCTGTACACACAAACATCTTTCAGAAAGGAAGTTTACTTCCATTGCATCAAGATCAGATGTAAATGCTCCACCAACAGAACCAGTCAACCAAGTTTTCATTCTACGATCGTCAGCTTGAGAAGCTCTGTAACGAACGTGCAAGAATGGACGTCTGATGTTAGTTCCTAAAATTTGATCGTAAACAGTTGATGTTCCAGCAGGAATCAAACATCCTTCGATGCTTTCTCCTAGAGAACCTCCACGTGTAGACGCATCGTTCAAGTATTTCCAGTCAGTTTTGTAGAAATCGTAAGATCCTCTACGGAAACCTGAGAAACCAAGATTCAAAGCCATGTCTTCAGAGTTTTCAAACAATCCGTATGCAGTACCTCCATTTGCTCCAGAGGAAAGAGTTGCAAGCATATCGTCAAAGTCCAAAGATACAGAACGGTTCAAGAACAGCATGTTCTCTTCAATAGCTCCTTGAGTATCCAAGTTTTTAAGAATTGCGTCAAAGTCATCAAGTCCGCCAGCGGCAGTAAATCCAGTAAGAACGTTACCTCTATCTTCGATAGCAGCAAACAAACCTTCAGTACCTTTGTTTCCGTTAGTCAATGCTCCAGATCCAGCAACCGCTTTTTCTCCTTCAACTACAGACATTTCCAAGTAATCTTCAAAACGCAAGCGAGTTTCTGATTCAGCTTTCAAGTACCACAAGTACCCGTCAGTTCCTTCTTCAGTAGCTACATTTACCCATCCGATTTGAGCCGTGTCAGATCCAGAAACGCTGTACTTGCTTCGGATAATAATAGGTGAGTTAGAAAACTGAGTAAGAGTTGGGTCAATACTTACAACACCGTTTACATTCGCAGCACTATGGCTTGGTGTAGTGGATCCTTTTCCATACTCAGAACCGTATACAAAAATCTTAACTGTGTCAGTGTTAAGCGCAATACCAGAAAGATCAGCAGCAGTATAAGGCGCTACAGTCAAGTTTCCGTTGTTTGCATCTTTTACACCCGCTCCAGAAGCGGTAACTACAGCTTTGATTTCTTTACCTGTAGTTTCGTTAATAATAACAACTGTTTGGTTAACAGAAATTACGTTCTCAACGTAGTCCTTAGGGTTAGCAGGAGTCAATGCTACTTGAATATCCAAAGTGTTAGCAGTGTTAGACACTACATCAACTCCAGTGTAAGCAACGTGCAAACGGTTTTGCTCAGACCAAATAACTTGGTCAGAAGACATAGGCATTTCAGCTCCTACCATTTTCAAGAATCCAGAAAGAGTTCTGTTTCCGTAACGTTCTACTTCATTTTCGTAAATTTCAGGCAAGTATTGTTTTGCGAAAGTTCCGCCGCCTGTTGCGCTATCAAAAGACAAGTAGTTATCATTTAATAGTTGTTGTCTTTGTGAGGGTTTAATTGTACCCAATAATGGTGCTAATGCCATAATAATTTGTTTTTAATGTTAAAAGTTTCTTTTTATTTTGAGTTTAGAAGAATCAACCCCGCTGACTGCTTTTACTCTTATTCCTCCAATATTAATATCAGAAGGCGTAGTTTGCCTTGCTTCTGTACTAATATTTTTAGATTTCGCAGTAACATCTTTAATAGCATCGGCTTTACCTTGCTCGTAAAAGTGTTTTGCGATAGTATCAACATTTTCAGCAGCATAAATAGCTTTATGATAACCTTTCGTGTCCACTACATCACCTTTATCATTTAGGAACTTCCCAATTAGGTTATTAATGTTTGATTGGTTTTCAGCAACCTTTGCAGCGTTTTGTACACCGTATCTAAATGATTTTTCACCAACCTTGATATCAAAACCTTTGAAATCTTGGGAAAACATTTTTTTAGTGTCATTAATAAACTGCTCGTGTTGAACGTTTGCTGTTTTTTGATTCTCATTATATCGATTAAAAAACTCAGTAGCTTCTGTTTGCTCTTTGGTAACCCCGGGTCTCAACTTGATTTCCGAGTAATACTTATCCTTTAAGCTTGTTAGAAATTTCTTTGCTTTTGCAACCTCTTCTTTTTTTGCGAGTTTCTTTTTGCGGATGTCTCGCTCCTCATCAATATCTTCATCAAAGTCAAAAGCGTCTTCTAATAAAAAACTAATTTCATCAGGTTCTAAATGTGACTTTGTTTGTTTGTAATATTCTTTAAGTAACGCGTTATTGTCTACATTACTGTAATCAGCGTTTAGTCTAGAGTAGTCTTCTATCGTACCCCCTGTTTCATTCATAAACTCTACAAGTTTTTCAATGTTTTCAGGTAGCTCAGTTTTATTAGCGGGTTCAATAGTTTTTTCAATAGCTTCCTCAGGAGTTGTATGCTCTTCTGCTGACTGCTCACCTATAGTAATTATTTCTTCTTTTTGTTCTTCGGTAACTTCTTTAAGTCCTTCGTCTCCTTCAACCACTTCTTGCAGTTCCACTTTGGTGTTTTCATTTTGAAGCACAGCTTCATTTGTTGTTTGCTCTTGAACGGCATTTTCTTCTTCTTTTTTAATTACTACTTTTGTAACTTCCGGAGCTTCTGCTTTGCTTTCGAACTTAACCTTAATAGGTTCTGTTGTTGTTGGCGTTTCTAATGTTTCTTCTTTTTTAGGTAGCTTTCCTTTTAAAGAAAATTCACCTTCTTGTTTAGTTGTTTCTGACATGATATAATATAATAAAAATTAATAAAGTTTGTTTTTATTTAGGAGAAAACTGCTCCAATCCAAATCCGCCTAAGTTGTCAAATCCGGCTGACTCAAAATTCTTTGGTAAAGAATCATTTTTTCTTTGGTCAATTAGTTCGCTTTGTTGCGTTGCTTGAATTTTTGTTCTTTCGTCCTTTCTGTCTTCTTTGTATTCTTCGGTTCCTTTTTTAGCAGCGCCTTGAGCTTGAGCAAGTTGAATATTGTACTGGAACTCTAGCTGCATTAATTCTCTTTTTAATTCAGCTTCTTGCTGCATTTTAGAAATATCTAGCTGAGACTTGGCCTGCTCTATTTGTATTTTTGTTTCTGCTAAAGCTTGTTGTTTTTGAACTTCAGCCATTGCTGCCGCTTCTGATGCCTGCGCGTTTGCTTGACCTTGCGCTTGAATGTTTGCTTGTTGGGCTGCTTGATCGCTTTCTTGTTTTTTAAGCCTTCTAAACTTTAGCATTTGATTTGCTAGCTTAAGATTCTTAATGTTTCTAATATCTATAGCGTCTTCTAAAAATATTTGACCAGATTGTAAAGCTACTTGTATATTTTGTTCTAGCTTTGCTTTTTCTTCTTCTTCAGGCTCTAGCTCTAAGTAAATACCAAAGTCATGAAGATTAAGTGTAGCCATTTCCCCTAGTACTTTCGAATTATATATAGATATACTGGAATCTAGAGAAGACCTAGTTAAAGGGAATGAGAGCATGTCCGCGACCCTTAGCGATACGTTTTCGCAAGTTCTAAGAGTTAAATATAGACTAGCTTGCAATATATGTCTAGTAGCTACGTTCGACTGTGCTGCGGCTAGTTTTTGTAAACCAACCAAAGCATTTTTATCCGGTGAGCTTCCGTCTCTTGCTTCATTAAGTCCAGTCACGTCTCTGATCATTTGTAAGTAATACTGGTATGTATTAATCAAGGAGTTAATTTTTCCTTGGCCAGACGACGACGCTAGTTCTTGTACAGGTACTTTTCCTCTATTAAGCTCTCCGTCTTGAGTAAGCGATCTACCTACCACGCTACCGGTTTGGAAATACATATTAAGCGCTTCCGCTGGATTGTAGTTTGTGCCGTTACCAAGATCAACTTCAGCTAAACCGTCCATGTCTAAGAATACACCGTCTGGCACTATTCTAGACATAACTTGCTGTAGCTTTAAATGTGTTAACTGAATCATATCAGCAAACCCTGTAATTCGGCTAACTAAAGATTCAATTCTACCTTTATATATTCTAGGAGCGCAAATGCTATAGTTCATTATAGCTTTTGTTGTATCAGCATACGGTCTAGTAATATTTTCCGCTAACTCCCACTTTATCATTTTATTAGTTCCAAGAACTTTTACTCCAGAGTAAATAACCTCTATACTTCTAGAAACTTTCTTGAACGTGTCTGCTTCAGGCGGGTTAAATTCGTCGGTTTTTTCAATAGCTTTTTCTAAGCCTTGATCTGTTGTTTTTATTTTAAAAACTTGATCCAAATAAGTTTTATACTCAAAATACATTAAAGTAACAGTATCGCTATCGTAGCTATTATAACTATAGTTATGGTTTTTGTTACCAGGGTATTGCTCTATTTCTTTAAGGTCTTCAGTAGTAAGGTTAGGAAACTGCTTTTTTAAATCAGACAAGCTAATATCTTTTACTTCTCCAACGTAATAAATGTCTTCAAAGTTTGGATCTTCGGTATAAGAATAAACCAAGTTAGCAGGATCTACATAATCAATTACAACTCCTTCTGCTTTATTAAAGCTGGTTTTAGTTGCTGCAATACCTAAAGTAACTAAGTCATAGTTAATTCTTCTACTTGTTAATGTATATTTATTTTTATCTAAAAGATTGTTTATTACTTCTTCTTCTGCAATTTCAACGTTTTGCTTATACTCTAACTGCATATACAAAGAAAGCTCTTCTTCGTTTCTTGGCAAAGCTTCAGGATCTTCTACATTAAAAAGATCAAGACCTAAAGTTTCTTTCACATTGGAAAGATGCTCTTTGGTTTGCATATCGCTTAAAACTTTGTCCACGTAATCCGTTTTCTTTTTCAAAGACTCC